GAAATGATGTATGTCAAGAATTGTCCCGGGTGTGCGTTTTCAAACGAGCTTATAGATTTGAGTACCATGATTGGTAATGAGTAAAACTGATATCCTACTAACATCCATAAATACATTTTATAGCGAAGAGGAAAACAGGTCTAAATTGTTAAACATCCTAGATAAATCGAGTGGTATATCTTTGCGAAACCTTGAATGGTTCATCACCAATTACGCGAAGAAGAATCATATTTCGTTTACGACGCGTGACGGTAAATTGTTCACGGTACACTGCGCATACAAATCAAGTCTGGATGGATACAGTAAAAAATTATTTGATCCATTTTGTCGTTCGGAAAAGTTTCCGTATGTCGTTCCGGGTACATCTCATGAAATTCATACAACGCTCGCACAGTTGAATTTCATCAAATGGTGTATTAAGAATAATATCATCGAATACATCAGTAATAACAAGACTAAATTGTTCACTAAACAAGTGACATAAATCCGCGTTCGAATGTGAATGTCTGGTAACCCGTGTAATACATATTCAAAGAGTACGTCTTCGTATTTACGTCAACTAGAGCACCCCCGAGTTTCACTTCTATGTTTGTTTTGTCTGACTGTATCTGACTAAAATCCAAGTTTCCCGATGGTTCCACATTTATTGGATTCATCGAGAAACTATACGTGTAAATATTCCTGATTGGCCTGGCCAATCTGTTTCTGAATGGCACGAGATACTTGAAATATGTATGATTTGTGTTGGTGACGTTTGGAAGTCGGTTACCGTTAATGTAAAAACTCGCAGAGTCCATGATTGGATAAAAGAATGTTTGTTGGTCATCGAAATTCACGTTCGAGGAAAAATTGAAACGATTTTGAAACAGCATCCTTTCATTTAAACTCGATGTACCGATCGCGTCATTGGCATTTTCATATTCAGTGTTTCGTAAAAACCAGTGAATACACTTGACTGGAATGTTCGGTACGAGGTTGTTTACGATTGTCGACGCACCAACTTCGTTTACTGCTGATGAATGTCTCTTCACAAGGTCTGTCACAAGTATCTGCCTTTCATTCGCGAGAAAGTTTCTCTCTTCGGGACTGACTGTAATCTCTTCGGTGATGAGATCAAATACGGGTAGTGATAGGGTTCCGTTGAAATTGGTGAAGAATGTTTGAGGGTGAAACTCTAGTTCAAACTCAATCTTCTGGCGATGGATCGCACATACGGGGAAGTATGGGCGATTGGGTTTGTTGGATGAATATTCATCACTCGCATATTTTCTCGAAAAGAAAAAGTGAAGGGGAATGACAAGATCGGCACTCGATCGCGCGTATTCTTCGTTCCGACTCGATTCATCATAGCCTATGTTTCGATTTACAAGAAACCTATTCGCAACCTTTTCGGAAATTTCTAAATACAAATCATCGTAAATAATTCCCCAGTCATCATAAATCTTTTCAACCTCGATATCATCCACGAACATCGTCACACTCTTCAAAATATGCCGTCCTAGTTGATCTGCGTAATTTCCATTCGCTATACCGGGCATGGTAATACTCAGCCACATGTTACTGAGAAGATCACCCATATTCATGGGATTGAATGGTACTTTAATGGTTTGTGCGAACGGCCACCCGGCGATGTTTCCATTATTGATAACCTTCCGAGACCGATGGTATTTTCGAAACTCAGAATGTCTTTGTGACTCGTAATTAAAGAACGATTCGTCTGGGTCTTTGGAAAGGAGGTGCGTATCCTGCTTTCCAATAGCCTTAAGGGAAATTTTAGCAGCCTCACCCATATCTACTTACTGCTCACATATTTTTAATATCCGTTTTCCACATCGTGATGTGACTCGTCTTAATCATTTTCTCGAGTTCCACATTCGCCTGTCTTGCCTCATCCATGAGTGCTTTGACGCGCTCTTCCGTGTACTCAACAGTCCTCGTGTTAAGGAGATAATCCCACGAACCATCAATCTTTGGGAATGTCGTAGACATCTCCTTCTCGAGGTCCACCTTCTTCCTTTTGAACACCACCAACTTTTCTTCGATGACCATCGTCACAAACCTTGACTTGAGACTACACATCTCAGCCCTCCTTTCGAGAACATCGATGAGGTGCGCCTTACGCTTCTTGTAGTGTTCGAGGCGCAACTCCACAAAGTCTTTCAGGATTTCTTCGGGACTCTCGTACTTGTGGATACCCCGGGTGGGGTGAAACAGGTGCATGTTTGACGTGTGGAACGTCTTTCGCATCTTGAGGTCTTTGAGAAGATCCTTCCCCGAGTACCCAAAGATTTCAAAGTCCACATCCTCGGTGGTACTGTTATTCGTGTAGCTCGTGATCATCTTCTTCTCCGTGAGGGTATCCAGATACTCCTTGTAATCTTGGGTCCAACGACCCGGAGGAAGTTCAGTCACTTTGAGTCTGGAACCGGTATCTCTCCAAACACCTTCAGTCACCCAAAGACCTCCTTCATCCTTGAACACCTTGCCCTTGAAACCCCTGAACCATGGTTTCATGGGTACAAGCTCTTCACCACCCAGGATCTTCTTGATGTTCTCCTTGATGTCATCGGGGTTGAATGGTGGCACATAGCAACTGAATCCCGTCCCAATCCCTTCCGTCCCATTCACAAGAACCATTGGAAGAGTAGGCATGTAGAAGTCTGGTTCGATTGAGCGACCGTCATCGTCCAAGTAATTGAGGATGGCATCATCCTTGGGGTCAAAGAGTTTTCGAGCCTCTTTGGTGAGCTTCGTGAAGATGTACCTCGTTTGAGACGCATCCTTGCCACCCATAAGCCGTGTACCAAACTGACCACAAGGTTCGAGGAGATTGATGTTGTTCGAACCCGTGTAGTCGTTGGCCAACTTTACGATCGTCTCAGCCAGAGACACTTCGCCGTGGTGATACGCACTCTTTTCAGCCACATAGGCTGCCAGCTGTGCCACCTTCATTTCATCTCGAAGATTCTTCTGGAAACAGGAGTACATAACCTTACGCTGGGAAGGTTTGAGACCATCCGCCACGTGAGCGATAGAACGTTTGAGATCCGCCAAAGAAAAGTTCACCAGGTCCTTGTGTACAAAGTCAGTGATATCCAACTGTTTTACGTCACCATAAGGAACCTCGAGTTGGTCAGCATCCTTAGCAGTACTCTCGAGAAGCCAAGACTTTCGGGCATCCGCCTTCTTTTTGTCAAAGGCGAGTACGATGGAGTCATCGGTCATCGTGTCCACGTCAAACTTCACAGTCAGATCTTGAATCTTCTTGAAGTACTCACGAGCTTCAGCAGAGGTAGAAGTACCGAGACCCTTGTAGTACTTGATTTTCCACCCCTGTTTCCCCGAACCGTACCACGTTCTGAAAGCCGAGTCAGTGTAGAATGACTTGGTGTCAGAACCTTTTGTGGCTTTGATGATCGGTGTCACCATCGATACCACGAAATTCAGTTTCAAAAGACTGGGCCAGAAGTAGTGGATCATGTTGAGGATGAGACCCTTGATGTGACTTCCATCGTTATCAGCATCTGTCATGATCATGAGACGACCATAACGGAGCTCAGAGACATTCATGTATTCCTTACCCTGCTGAAGGCCCAAAATCTTCTTGAGGTCGTTAAACTCTTGGTTAGATGTGAGCTGTGCGACCGAAGAGTCTCTCACGTTCTTACACTTACCCCTGAGAGGGAAGACACCGTAGTGGTCTCGACCCACCACGGAGAGGCCAGCGACAGCGAGCGTCTTCGCCGAATCACCCTCTGTCACGATCAGCGTACACTTCCCAGATTGTGCCGTACCAGCCTTGTTCGCGTCATCCAGTTTGGGGATACCAGTAATCTTAGACTTACGAGCACCATCAGTCTTCTTGAGTTCCTTCATCTCCTTGAACTTTGAGAGTGCTGTGAGTTCATCGGCGATACCGGTTTTCAAAACATTCTTCACAAAGTTTTTAGGTGGTTCAAACTTCGAACCAAAGTCGGGAGCCTTCGAGGTACACTCAGACTTGACCTGGCTCGAGAACGTTGGGTTCTCGAGGGTTGCCCTGACGAAGATGGTAAAAGCGTTCTTCACCTGTTGGGGCTTCAACTTAATCTTCTTCACCATGTCCTCGATGATTCCATTGGCAATGTGATTCGCGACATGGTCAACATGGGTTCCACCCTTCATGGTACAGATACCGTTGACGAAAGAGACCTGCTCGAGTCCATTCTCCGAGGGTCCAATGCACACCGACCAGCGGTCTCCGGTGACAGAGGCAACTTCTTGAACACCTTCGTGCATCTTGGCATAGGCTTCAAAGTTTTGTTTGGGAAGAACATCTCCGTTAAACTTCACTTTACAGTTCTGAGTCGTACAAATGTTCGCATCCCAAACGCGTTTCTGGAAAATGTTGTAGATGGTATCGTCCATTTTGGACATTCCAAACCTCTTCCACTCGGGTGTGAATGTAATGGAGACAGACGATGTGGCACCCGAATGTTTTTTGATTTTTGGTGGGTCACAGACCGTCATATTCTTCGACCACTTCTGGGTATAGGTCTGCTTCGTCTCATGATCCTTGATGATAACGGAAAAGTCACTCGAATAAATGTTCGCCAACTTGGCACCGTACCCGTTGCGACCTCCAACAATCCTTTTTTGAGTGTCATCATAGTTGGTACTCGTGAGGAGGTGTCCAAAAACGAGTTCGGGATTCCAGAGACCTTCCTTCTCATGCATTTTTACAGAAATCCCACCGAGAGGGCCATTGTTCTCGATGGTCACGGAACCGGACTCCTTATCGATGGCGACGGAGATGGAACTGACCTGTTTGGGATGGAGAGAGTTGCGGTCGATGGCGTTGACGAGGATTTCATCAAAGATTTTCAAGAGGGCTGGGGAGTACTTCAAGTTCTTCTTGGTGAAGGTAGAACCATCGAGGATCCAGTAGGGTTCTGTACCCTGCTCGACTGGACCGACGTATGAGTCAGGTCTCTTGAGAATGTGTTCGATGTGGGTGAGTTTTTGGACACTCTCCATACTTCCTTGGATTTATTACAATTCTAACTTTTAACTTAGGCTCTCATTTTGTCCAACTTACTTTTAAGTTTTGCCTCCTCCAACATCAAGTCAAGATACTCATCGGTCAATTCAGGTCTTTGCTCTTGGCACCTGGTTAGATAATTGATGTCTACTTCAAACTCATTTACAACCATATCAGGGTCTATGTAAAAAAACTCACCATTGGGTGCGCGGACATGTGCGTAACGAGCATGAAAAATGTCCTCAAGTTTTTTTGTCTTACAAGAAGACGTCGTAGTTTTGTTTTTTATCATTGGAAATGGAGATTTGAATGTTTTATAGATTTTAAACTTGTATGGAACACCTGTATTGAGTTCACGAATTCTTTGAACAGGATGTATCGATTCACCGATTTTCACCTCAGGAAAGGACTCTGTTGTGAGAATGTATATGTGAGAGGCATCCGGTAACTTCTGAGATGTTCGAGAAAGACCGAGAAATCGCTCCACGTCCTTGACCGACCTCAAGGGTGAGGAAAGATTGTTCTTATCATGGTCCGGTCCGTAGTAATATGGATCGGGTCGAGCTCCCTCTTTACGTCTCTGGGAGTACCTGACTTCCCAACCATCGGGGAGTTCAAAACCATGCTGGTCAAGGAGATGCCTTTTTAATTTCTGAAGATGATCCATTTTGCTTAAAAAAATCGATATAATTCTATCCACTTAGGGGTATATGTTCACCCTCGCCTCTGTTCAGCCTACCGTCAAACTCGAGAAGCGTATCAACAAGGCTGTTGTCGGGACAGCTGTGAAGGTCATCGACAGAGTGTACAAGGACCGTGACTACACCAGGTTCTATGTCCTCGAGACGGTCGCTCGTGTCCCTTACTTTTCATTTGTCTCAGTTTTACACTTGTATGAGTCTCTAGGTGTGTGGCGAAAGGCTGACTTCTTGGAGACACACTTCGCACAGACAATGAACGAGTACCATCATCTCCTCATCATGGAAGACTTGGGTGGTGATGAGCGCTTCGTGGACCGATTCTTTGCACAGCACACGGCATTCGCATACTACTGGCTGACGTGCCTTCTGTATGTGGTGTCCCCAAGAATGGCTTACAATCTCTCCGAACAGGTTGAGGAACATGCCTATCACACATACGATGAATTCCTCAAACAGAATGGGGCGAGTCTATCACTGGAGCATCCACCAGCTGTGGCTGTCAATTACTACGACGATGTCAACAACTTGTACGATGTTTTTACCCGAGTTCGAGACGATGAAGGTGACCATGTGAAGACGATGCAGGACTGTCAAAACTTTCTTGAGGTAAAGTAAGAAGCGAGATGTATTTTTACTTGCTCATGGCCATCGTGGTTCTCATACTCGTCATGCAGAACAGGTCAAGGGGTACTAAGAGCTCAATCGAGAAAATGGTGAAACAGGCGGCACAGTATGCCATCACGGCGCAACAGGATTCATCACCGGTATTGTCTGTTCGTCACGCGAACTACGCCGTCGGTCATCTTCACGCTCTGGGTAACATCGCCACGGACACACAGATTCATAATGCGACTGGGATAGATGTCAAAAAGTTTAAAGAGCATATCATGAATGTTCAAGAGATGGTCACGAAGAAGACTGTCGATAAGTTCCCAGATTTTGAAGGACACGTCGACATGTACCTTTCTGAAATCGCATAAAAAACCTAAGTGAAGTGTACTATCTCAAAAACCAAGAAACAAAAATGGATGTCATCCGTGATACCATGTGGGAGCGCTGCCTCGCTGATGCGGCTAAGATGTACCGCATCAGCGAACCAGATGAGAAGTGTGTTCAACTCGCGAATGCGACTTGGATCATGAAAAAGAAGTACTTGGAGCATGAGAAGAAGAAGGATTCGAGACAAATTGTCGTGATTGATAAACCACCGGATGTCGTCAACGAACAGAGAACATCGAAGAAAATCTGCTGTGCGACGACGATGACGGGAAAGCCCTGTTCCTT